CTTCGATGCACTCGAATAATAGTGCTCATTTTCCTCCAAAATGGATTCTAATGTATTATCCAAGGTCATAGGGCAGTTAGACGGAAGCTCCGTGTATTAAATCACGTGCTCAACTCCATCTACCCTCTGGCGCACCTCTGGAGAATCAGCCTTACCTAAGAACTTGAAAATCTTTAAGTCGTTCGAGAGGGGAATTTTCCTCTTTTCGGACCGATCTCCAAGCTCATAGGCTAACTGCATTGACTGCATCTTGGTAAGTATGGGTATAAGTTCATCGATCTCGACGAAACTTAAATCATCTTCCAGATTGTCTAGCAGCCCAGCTGTTCCATAGTTAAGAAGAGGAACCATTAAATTCATTATGTCAAGAGAAACTTCATCTATATCATATAGATCTGAAGTCTTACAAAGACAAATGGCGGCTCTCTCCAAACATATCTCTCAGTATTCCCGAGTCCACCTATCTTGGAGTTGTTCTATTTGTAAAACAATAGATTCTCTAAGATAAGGGTATCTACGAAAATAACTGATATTCAAAGGTCAATTCTTCATCCAATCCTCTGCTGGGTTCTCCTTACGAAGAATCTTTAAGAGGTCGGATTTCATTGCTTCTTTGTTAAGCATAATAAAGGTTTCACCTTTACCCTTCCTTATTACAGGTCCTTGTTTATAATTTATAAAGTGAAGGAGTTCTGTAAACTTAATCTTACGTTTATTTAAGTAAGAAGAAAGGACAGCAAGTAGGGATATAGTCTCATCATGATTTTTCGACCATGATGTTGGCTTAATACAGTTCTGTAAAAGTGATATTGGCTTACGCCAGTATCCTTTACGCAGAACGACATCAAACAAGGATAAACGACCAAACATAGTTCCAGTCTGGAAGAATTGTTTTGGAGATATTGCAGAAACGTCGACTCCATTAAGAGCCGTTCGCTTTGCAAACTCTACAACACTCCGATTGAAACTAACGATGGATTTATTCTCGTTGATTTTCATCCCGAGGCCTTGACAGAGGATTAAGTATTGTTGAGCTATAGAAGAATCAAAGATGACAATATCGTCACCCAAGATCTCATAGTTCTCATACCATACCCCCGGCAAGGTCAACCCTGCTTTCCTTGCGCAATATTGTACTAGGAGATGATGAGTTATCGCCAACATATTAAATGACGATAG